GGCATGGTGGAGCAATGCCCGGCGCTCCGTTCCCGGATAAAGCCTGTCATGTCGCAAAAGCGCCTCATATATAAGCCGCTCAACAGCTTTTATCAGGTGCTTTCGGCGGAGGCATATACGAAACACGGGCTCAATGTTCATGCGGTGGTTTTTGACGAGCTCCATGCGCAGCCGTCGCGGGCGCTCTATGACGTAATGACCCACGGCTCAGGCGACGCGCGGAAGCAGCCGCTATATTTCTTGATTACCACGGCGGGCAATGATACCAATTCTATCTGCTACGAGGTGCATAGCAAAGCCACGGATATATTGGCGGGCCGGAAAATCGACCCGACCTTCTATCCGGTTATTTACAGCGCCAAGGAGGACGAGGACTGGACTAACCCCAAGGTCTGGCGCAAAGCCAACCCCTCCCTCGGCATTACGGTGCAGGAGGAGAAATTGCTCGCTGCTTGTGAGAGTGCCAAACAGAACCCCGCCGAGGAAAACCTGTTCCGGCAGCTTCGGTTATGCCAATGGGTTAAGCAGGCCGTCCGGTGGATGCCAATGGAAAAGTGGGATAAATGCTCCTTTGCCGTTGACCCGGACGCGCTCCGGGGCCGCGTTTGTTATGGCGGGCTCGACCTCGCCTCCACCACGGATATTACCGCCTTTGTGCTGGTTTTCCCCCCGGAGGACGAGGACGACAAGTATATCATTCTGCCCTATTTCTGGCTCCCGGAGGAAACCCTCGACCTGCGCGTGCGGCGCGACCATGTTCCCTATGATGTGTGGGAGCAGAAAGGGCATATCCAGACCACCGAGGGAAACGTGGTGCATTACGGCTTTATCGAGGCTTTCATTGAGGAGCTCGGCACGCTTTACAATATCCGCGAAATCGCTTATGACCGCTGGGGCGCGACACAAATGGTTCAGAACCTCGAAGGGCTGGGCTTTGTTATCGTCCCCTTCGGGCAGGGCTACAAAGATATGAGCCCCCCGACAAAGGAGCTCATGCGCCTGACTTTGGACGGGAAAATCGCCCACGGCGGCAATCCTGTCCTCCGCTGGATGATGGACAATATTCATATCCGCACCGACCCTGCCGGGAACATCAAGCCGGACAAGGAGCGGAGCACTGAAAAAATAGACGGCGCTGTCGCCACCATTATGGCGCTCGACCGCGCGCTGCGCGGCGGCTCCAATAATACGGGCCAGTCGGTCTATGACGGAAGGGGATTATTGATTTTATGAGTGTATTCAGCCGTTTTTTCAAGGCGCGTGATAAACCGGCAGACGGCCTGAATGCGCAAAACGCGCTGAACGGCAGCCGGTACAGCTTTTTCTTTGGCGGCACTACGGCGGGCAAAAACGTCAACGAACACTCCGCTATGCAAATGACGGCGGTATACTCCTGTGTTCGGATTCTGTCCGAGGCGGTGGCGGGCCTTCCGTTGCATGTGTACCGGTATACCGACGAGGGAGGAAAAGAAAAGGCCCTCGATCACCCGCTATACCGGATTCTGCATGACGAGCCCAACCCGGAAATGACTTCTTTTTCACTGCGCGAGACGCTCATGGGCCATTTGCTCCTATGGGGCAATGCCTATGCGCAAATCATACGCAACGGAAAAGGCGAGGTTGTGGGCCTCTATCCCCTCATGCCTAACAAGATGGCGGTTGACCGGGATAGCCGGGGGCAGCTTGTCTATCAATATATGCGCACCTCGGAGGACGCGCCGCTCTCAAATGAAAGCGTCGTTCCTCTGGCCCCATCGGACGTGTTGCACATTCCGGGTCTCGGATTTGACGGACTTGTGGGGTACAGCCCCATTGCCATGGCAAAAAACGCCATCGGTATGGCAATCGCCACCGAGGAGTACGGTGCAAAGTTTTTTGCCAATGGCGCGGCTCCAGGTGGCGTCCTCCAACATCCCGGTATCATCAAAGACCCGCAGAAAGTCAAAGAAAGCTGGAACGACATGTACCGGGGGAGCGCCAACGCCCATCGTGTTGCGGTTTTAGAGGAAGGCATGAAATACCAGCAAATCGGTATTTCGCCGGAGCAGGCGCAATTCCTCGAAACTCGGAAATTCCAGATTAACGAGATTGCTCGTATTTTCAGGATTCCTCCCCATATGGTGGGAGACCTCGAAAAGAGCAGCTTTAGCAATATTGAGCAGCAAAGCCTTGAATTTGTGAAATACACCCTTGACCCGTGGGTATGCCGCTGGGAGCAAAGCATGGCCCGGCGTTTGTTGCTGGATAGCGAAAAACCCCGGTTTTTCATTAAGTTTAACCTTGAGGGCCTTCTCCGGGGCGATTACCAAAGCCGAATGAACGGGTATGCCATCGGGCGGCAAAATGGCTGGATGTCCGCCAATGACATAAGGGCGCTTGAAAACCTTGACCGGATACCAGCCGAGCAGGGCGGCGACGCCTATCTTATCAATGGCAATATGCTCCGTTTGGAGGATGCGGGAGCTTTTGCGCAAAACGCAGAATAGGAGGGAAACCACAAGTGAATAGGTTCTGGAATTGGGTGCGGAACTCCGACGAGAGCCGCACCCTTTATCTTGACGGCGTAATCGCCGAGGAAAGCTGGTTCGACGATGATATAACACCCAAGGCGTTTAAGGATGAACTACTTTCCAGCGAAGGCGACGTTGTAATCTGGATAAACTCGCCGGGCGGCGCTTGTGTCGCAGCCTCGCAAATCTACAGTATGCTCATGGATTACAAAGGCAATATCACTGTGAAAATCGACGGTATTGCCGCTTCGGCGGCCAGCGTCATTGCCATGGCGGGAACCGAGGTCTTAATGGCCCCAACCGCCCTCATGATGGTGCATAATCCTTTGACCGTGGCTATTGGCGACAGCGAGGAGATGCAAAAGGCCATTGACATGCTGGGAGAAGTGAAGGAGAGCATTATCAATGCGTATGAAATCAAAACGGGCCTCTCCCGCGTTAAGCTCTCGCACCTCATGGACGCGGAAACATGGCTCTCTGCCCATAAAGCCGTGGAATATGGCTTTGCAGACGGCCTGCTATCAAAAACGGCTGCCCAAGCTCCGGCCACGTCGCCGGGATATGCGTTCAGCCGCCGAGCGGTGACAAACCAGCTATTGCAGAAATTACCCAAGACACCAAAAACCGAAAACAGGCACCCCGCAGAGCCGCTTTATAAGCGGCTTTCTTTATTGAAATAAGGAGGTTGTATCAATGAACAAGGTATTGGAACTGCGCGAAAAGCGCGCAAAGGTGTGGGAATCCGCCAAGGTATTTCTTGATTCCCGGCGCGGCTCGGACGGGTTGCTTTCCGCTGAGGATGTGGCGACCTATGAAAAGATGGAGGCTGAAGTGGTGAACCTCGGTAAAGAAATTGACCGGCTGGAACGCCAGCAGGCCCTTGATGCCGAGCTTAACCGCCCCATCAGCGCCCCGTTGACCAGTAAGCCCTCGGGGGTCGCCGGTGGCGAGGAAAAGACGGGCCGGGCCTCCACCGAGTATCGCAAATCCTTCTGGAATGCCATGCGGAGCAAACTGCCCTCCCATGAGGTCATGAACGCTCTACAAATCGGCACCGATTCGGAGGGCGGATATCTCGTCCCTGATGAATACGAGCGCACGCTCGTTGAGGCACTGGAGGAGGAGAATATCTTCCGCACGCTGGCGCATGTCATTCAGACTTCCTCCGGCGACCGTAAAATTCCGGTGGTTGCTTCCAAAGGTTCCGCCGCGTGGGTGGATGAGGAGGGCGCTATCCCCGAAGGTGACGACGCTTTCGCGCAGGTATCCATCGGCGCATATAAACTCGGCACCATGATTAAGGTTTCCGACGAGCTCCTGAACGACAGCGTTTTCAACCTCGAAGCCTATATCTCGAAGGAATTTGCGCGCCGCATCGGTGCCAAGGAGGAAGAAGCCTTTTTCTCCGGCGACGGTGTTGGTAAGCCCACCGGCGTTCTGTCGGCGACGGGCGGCGCAGAAATCGGCGTGACTACCGCTGCTGCCACTGCCTTTACCGCTGACGAAATCTTTGACTTGTTTTACTCGCTCAAAGCGCCCTATCGCCGGAAAGCGGTCTTTATTATGAACGACGCCAGCGTGAAGGCGCTGCGCAAGCTCAAAGATTCCAACGGCCAATACCTGTGGCAGCCCTCGCTGACCGCAGGCACGCCGGATACCCTTCTCAACCGTCCGGTCTACACCTCGGCGTATATGCCCGCGATTGAGGCACAGGCAAAGTCCGTCTTGTTTGGCGACCTCTCCTATTATTGGGTGGCCGACAGGCAGGGCCGCTCGTTTAAGCGCCTTGGGGAGCTTTACGCGCCCACCGGGCAGGTTGGATTCCTCGGCACGCAGCGCGTGGACGGTAAGCTGGTACTCCCGGAGGCCGTCAAGGTTCTACAGCAAAAGGCTTAATGAAAGTCGGAAAGGATGGTGGCGGTAATGAGTGAACTGCTTGAAAAAGTAAAAGCCAATCTCATTTGCACACACAACGAGGATGATATGCTGATTGAACGCTTCATTGCTGCCGCTCTTTCCTATGCGGAAAGCTATCAACACATACCGGGAGGGTATTATTCTGAACACGATATGCCTCCCACCACCGAGCAAGCCGTCATTATGCTATCGTCTCACTTTTATGAAAGCCGGGACGGCAGTACGGGCGGCTTTTTCGCGGATAGTGTTCAGGCAGGGCAGCAGGTTTGGAATACGGTCAACTTGCTACTTCGCCTTGACCGGAATTGGAAGGTGTGAGTATGAGTTATGGGAAAATGAACACCTTCGTGGATATTATCTCCACCCAACCGGTCAAGGATAGCGAGGGTTTTACCACGAAAGCGGGTACCGTACTGGCGAGCATTCGGGCATATAAGGAAGATCGGCATGGCAGCGAAAGCTGGGCGAACAGGGCGGCGTTTTCAAAAGCGTCCGCCCTGTTTCGTTTCCGCAAAATCCCCGGACTTGATATTACTACCTCTCATGTGCTGGTCTGCGCGGACGGTAAGTACAACATCGTCAGCGTTGAGGATGTGAAAGGGCGAGGTATGTACATTGAGGTGCTTGCGGAGAAGGAGGTGATGCCCAGTGGCAAAGGTTGATATAAAAATGCCGGATGATTTTTTGATAAAGGTTTCCCGGCTGGCTGATAAAACCGATGAGATTATCCCCCGAGTGCTGGAAGCGGGTGGCGAGGTGGTACTCAGCAAGACCAAGGCCAACCTGCGGTCGGTGATCGGCAGCGGCACGAAGTATGATTCTCGTTCCACCGGTGAGTTGGCGGCGGCATTGGGGCTTTCCCCCGCTCTACAGGATAGGAACGGCAACCACAACGTCAAGGTAGGTTTTGCCGAGCCTCGGCGCGGCGGTGGAAGCAACGCCAAGCTCGCTAACATCATTGAATACGGCAAATCCGGCCAACCGCCAAAACCGTTCCTCAAACCAGCCAAATCCACCAGTAGGAAAGCGTGTATCGAGGCGATGAAGGCAAAGCTAAATGAGGAGATGGGCGGCATATGAGCATTTTAGCGGCATTAAACACACTCCTCTCACCCATTTTGCCTGTGGAAACGGGTGTGTTCAGTAGCGTTCCGCCTGATGAATATATGGTTATCACCCCGCTGGTAGATACCTTCGAAGTTTTTGCAGACAACCGCCCTCGCCATGAGATTCAGGAGGCGCGGTTGTCTTTGTTTTCCAAGGGCAACTACATGGCACGAAAAAAACAGGTGGAAAAGGCGCTGCTGAACGCAGGTCTGACAGTCACTGAACGCCGGTATATCGGCCACGAGGACGATACCGGCTATCATCATTACGCCATCGATGTGGCGAAAAACTACGGATTGGAGGAATAACACATGGCAACGATTGGTCTTGACAAGCTGTACTACGCAAAAATAACCGAAGATGCCAACGGCGAGGAAACCTACGCGACGCCCCTTGTGCTCGCCAAAGCCATTACTGCCGAGTTGTCGGTGGATCTGATAGAGGCAATTCTGTACGCCGACGACGGTGCCGCCGAGGTCGTGAAGGATTTCAATAGCGGGAAACTTACCCTCGGCGTGGATGATATTGGTCCCACAGTCGCGGCAGATCTGACCGGTGCGACAACGGACGACAACGGCGTGCTGGTTTCGGCCAGCGAGAACGTGGGGACACCTTGCGCGGTGGGTTTTCGCGCGCAAAAGGCGAACGGCAAATACCGGTATTTTTGGCTCTATCGTGTAAAATTTGGCCTGCCCGCGACGAACCTACAGACGAAAGCCGATTCTATCACCTTCTCAACGCCCACCATTGAAGGAACGGTCATGCGGCGGAACAAACTTGACGGTATGGGTAAGCACCCGTGGAAAGCGGAGGTTACTGACGGCGATCCGGGTGTCGCTGCCGCTACCATCACCGGTTGGTACTCTCAGGTCTACGAACCGGTTTATGAATTGGAGGAGGATTAACAGATGGATAACGAGAGAAACGCCGTTATAAATATCGGCGGCACGGAGTTTGAACTGATGCTCACCACCCGCGCTACGAAGGAAATCGCCCGTAGGTACGGCGGCTTGGAGAACTTGGGCGAAAAGCTGCTCAAATCTGAAAACTTTGAAATGGCTCTGGACGAGATAGTTTGGCTGATTACGCTACTGGCGAATCAGTCTATCCTCGTCCATAATCTGAAAAACCGGGATAACCCGAAGGAACCGCTGTCGGAGGAGGACGTGGAGCTGCTTACCTCGCCGCTGGAACTGGCGGCATACAAGAACGCCATCACTGAGGCAATGTTCAAAGGTACCAAGCGCAATATCGAAAGCGAGGAAGAGAATGCCGCCGGAGGTGGCACGCCAAAAAACGCGAAGGTCGGGTAACGGACACGGAGGTCTTTACCCGACTTTATTATTACGGAGTTGTGCAGATGGGCATGAGCGCGGAAGAATTCTGGCTTATGCCCATCGGTTTGTTTCTAGACCTATGGGCTTGCCATAAGCAGTGGCATGGCATCGAGAAACCCAAGAAAACCATCACGATTGACGATATCATCCCGGCGGGATTGTAGGAAGGAGGTGGGACAGCATGGCAGATAATTTTGGCCTGAAAATTGGGTTAGAGGGCGAAAAGGAATTCAAAAACGCCCTGCGGGACATTAACCAGTCTTTCAAGGTACTGGGCAGTGAAATGACCCTCGTAGCCAGTCAGTTTGACAAGAATGATAAGTCCGTGCAGGCAGTTACCGCTCGCAACGCGGTTTTGAATAAAGAAATCGACGCGCAGCGTGAAAAAATCACCACCCTCAAAGCCGCGCTGGATAACGCTGCATCCTCCTTCGGGGAAAACGACACACGCACGCAGAACTGGCAGGTACAGCTTAACAAGGCACAGGCCGAACTCAACGGCATGGAGCGCGAGCTCTCCGATAACGAGAAAGCCCTCGAAGGCATGGGCAAGGAACAGGACGAGGCGGCGCAGTCGGCTGATGGCCTCGGGAGTGAACTCAAGGAAACCGGTGATGAAGCGGAAAAATCCGGTTCCAAATTTGAGAAGCTGGGCGGCGTCTTGAAAGGTATCGGCGTGGCGATGGGCGCGGTTGCTGTGGCAGCCGGAGCCGCCGCCATCAAACTTGGAAAAGAAGTGATCGCCGCCTACGCTGACTATGAGCAGCTTGTTGGCGGCGTGGATACGCTGTTTGGTGAAGCGTCAAAAACCGTGCAGGGCTATGCCGAAACCGCCTTCAAGACCGCCGGTATGTCCGCGAATGAGTATATGGAGACGGTTACCGGCTTTTCGGCGAGTCTTATTCAGTCCCTTGGTGGCGACACCGTAAAGGCGGCAAAGGTCGCGGATATGGCGATTACAGACATGTCGGATAACGCCAATAAAATGGGTACAGACATCGCGTCCATCCAAAACGCCTATCAAGGTTTCGCCAAACAAAACTATACCATGTTGGATAATTTGAAGCTGGGGTACGGCGGTACGAAATCTGAAATGGAGCGGCTTCTTGCCGATGCCGAGAAGTTTTCCGGCATCAAATACGACATTTCTTCGTATGCAGACATTGCCGAGGCCATCCACATTATACAGACAGAAATGGGCATCACCGGTACGACCGCCTTAGAAGCTACTGAAACGATAAGCGGGTCTATTGCCGGTATGCAATCGGCCATCGGCAACCTGATGGCAGGGCTTGGCAACGCGGATGCGGACATAAAGCTGCTGATTGGCAACGTGGTGGAGGCATTTCAAAACTTCGTGAAAAACATCACGCCGGTTATCGAGAACATTGTCGCCGCTTTGCCGCCTGCCCTTGATGGGATATTACAGGCGGTCGGAGATTTGCTCCCTACGCTGCTGTCAACGGTGGTCAATCTGTTTACACAGGTGCTAAATACGATTTTGACGCTCCTGCCGAAGTTGATTCCTGCGGCGGTGGATGCCGTTATGACTATCGTCGGCGCTCTAATTGAAAACCTGCCGCTTCTCATTAGCACGGCGGTACAACTGGTCACGGCTTTAGTACAAGGTATAGGAAATGCGCTCCCTAAACTAATCCCGGCTGCGGTTACTGCAATTATGACGATTGTTCAGGGTTTGATAGATAGTCTGCCGATGCTGCTTGAAGCAGCTTTGCAATTGATTCTCGGCTTGGCGCAGGGGTTGCTGGACGCGATTCCGCAACTGGTGGCCGCGCTGCCCGCCATCATCGCCGCGCTGGTGGGTTTTCTCATCGGTGCCATTCCCCAAATCATAGACGCAGGCATTCAATTACTGACCTCGCTCGTGACCGCGCTACCAGTCATTATTAAGGCCGTCGTGCAGGCAATCCCGAAAATTATTGATAACATCATCAATGCTGTTATTGGTGCCATTCCTCTGCTCATTGACGCAGGGATTCGGCTTCTGGTGTCGTTGATTCAGGCGCTGCCGCAGATTATATCCACGGTTGTGACAGCAATTCCGAAAATCGTTACCTCGCTTGTGAATACCATCATCGGGAACATCGACAAGATCATCCTCGCTGGTGTGCAGCTTCTGGTCGCCTTGATTACAAACCTGCCGACGATTATTGTTGAAGTAGTCAAGGCGGTGCCGCAGATCATCGCGGCGCTGGTCAAGGGCTTTACCGGCTCTATAGGCGAAATGGTAAAGGTAGGCGGTAACCTCATTAAGGGTTTGTGGCAGGGCATTTCCGATGCAGGCGCATGGCTCTGGAATAAAATCTCCGGTTTCTTCGGGAACGTGGTCGATAAGATTAAAAACTTCTTCGGTATTCGTTCGCCTTCCACGCTCTTTGCCGGTATTGGTAAAAACATGGGCGAAGGCATTGGTGTGGGCTTCGAGGATGCGATGGCCGTCGTATCAAGGGATATGCAGAACGCCATCCCCACCAGTTTTAGCCTGAATTATAACGGAACACCCGGACAGGAAAGCATCACCACCGGCGCAAGCATCACGCAAAATATTTCCGTGGTCACGCCCAAGCCGCTGTCTGAAAAGGAACTGGCTCGGGAGTTTAAAAATCTGTCTCGCAAGCTAGCTCTGGCGTATTAAGGAGGGCGGTATATGCAACTGAAATATATAAATGAAAGCGGCGGAAGCATCACGCTAAAACAAAGTCGCCCGTATTTTCTTACCAAGATAGACGGCACCGGTAATGTCCGGCAGACCATCAACACCTTTAAGGCACCGGAGCAGGACGGTGCCTTTTATATATCCTCTACACTCGACATGCGGAACATTACGCTAGAGGGCGCGGTTGTCGCGGATACGCCCGACGAGGCGTATACCCGCAGGCAGCGATTCCTCCAGATATTCAGTCCGAAGCTACGCGGTACGCTCCTGTACCGGGGGCGGCAGATTTCCTGTGTGGTGGAGGAAGCAGGTTTTTCCATCTCCTCCCGGCAGCGCATACCGAATTTCTTTGTCAGTCTGCTCTGCCCGTCGCCTTTCTTCGAGACACCGGACGAGGTGCGGCAGGAGTTGGCGTCATGGATACCGTTGCTTGCGTTTGAATTGGAGATACAAGAGGGTGGCATGGAATTCGGCATGCGCCAGCCCAGCCAGATCATCACAGTGGACAATATCGGCGACGTACCCTGCGGCTGCGAGATCGTGTTCCGGGCGCTGGGAACGGTGATGAATCCGGAACTGCTAAACATAGACACCGGAGAGTATGTCCGTCTCCTCACAACAATGAGCGCCGGAGATGAACTGCGGGTATACACCCACTTCGCGGGCAAGCGCGTGGTCAGCGTGGACGGCTCCATAATGACGAATTCCTTCTCACTGCTTGATACCGGTTCGGCGTTCTTCCAGCTTGCCGCCGGTGCCAATATCCTGCGCTACGACGCGGAAGTCAATATGGAATTGCTGGAGGTCAGTATTTACTACCGACCTCAGTTTTTGGGGGTGTGAGCATGGAATTGTACATTTTCAATTCAGACCGGGAGCTCGCGGGTATCGTGGAATCCTTCGAATATCTGCGCTGGACGCGGTGCTACTCGCAGTGCGGTTCTTTTGAGTTAAAGGCCATCGCCACTCCGGAGAACACGGCACTTTTGAAAGAAAGAAACATCCTCTGGAAAAGTGACGACGAGGAGGCTGGAATTATTGAGCATCTGGAGCTGTCCCAGACCGACAGCGAAACCATCACGGCAAGCGGTCGCTTCGCCACCTCTTTTCTCGCCCGTCGTATCGTATGGCAAACGGAAAGGCTTTCTGGTGATATTTCGGCTTGTATGGCACAGCTTTTGCACAATAACCTCATCCATCCCGCCGACCCAGCGCGGAAGATATCCGGCATAGCCTTTTCTTCACCGAGCCTTGGCGTGCCTGTCAGTACCCAGATATCCTACCGAAACCTGATGGACGCGGTGACGGCTCTGTGCGACACTTCGGACATCGGAGTTAAAACCGTATTCAACCCGGCGACGGGTATTTTTACGGTAACGCTGTATAAGGGAGCCGTCTCGCAGGCAGTGTTCTCCAAGGAGTATGAGAACCTGACCGAGCAGACCTACACGGAAAGCGCGGCGGATTATGCCAATTCCGCACTCGTCGGCGGCGAGGGCGAAGGTGCCGAGCGGACATTCGTGGCGATCACAAGCGGCTTTGGGGAATCCCGTCGCGAAGTTTTCGTGGACGCCAAAGACCTCCGGTCGGAAGATTTCGGCGGCGATTACACCGGCGCACTGACCTTCCGGGGGCAGAGCAAGCTGAGTGAGCGGGCGATCCGTTATGCCTTCGACGCTTCGGTCAATCCCCACGGCAACCTTATTTATAAAAAAGACTTCGACCTTGGGCAGGTTGTGAAAGTAATTTCAAAGATATGGGGCGTGTCTATGACCACCCGTATTATGGAAGTTGAAGAAACCTATGACGCAGCGGGATTAAGCGTCGGTGTAATGTTCGGAAAGTCCGAGCTTACGATTGCGCAAAAAATCCGCTCCGATATGAGTGAGATCAAAACGGCGCTCTCGGCCCCGACCGGCGTATCGGTGGTAGCGGAAGCCATTGGCAACTTGACCGAAATACCTCCAGCAATCCAAGGGGACACCATTACGGAAAGCATCAGCAATTTGTTTGGTAAACTTCCTGCGTTAGAAGTGACCGTGGGTGCGGGAGCTACATCAATCGGACAATATGCCTTACATCAAATGGACGCGGGAGATGCTTTCTACCTTGTGTCATGGAGTGGGAATAAATTCAGCGACCAGCCAAGTGATGACGGGCAGCTTTTTTTATTTAAGCAGTTGGGAAGCCGCACCGGAAATGGCTATCAGCGGGCAATGGGCTTTTTCATCAACCGCAACACCATGGCGTTTTATGTGATTTCTCTCTTTCTATATAATAACCCGTCCGGGCAGGCAAACTGGCTGAGTTTTCCACTCGGTACGCTTACGGACATCACAGCAGCTATTCGGGGAAGTACATTCGCCGCCAGCATCAACAATGTCTACAACGCGCCTGTTTCCGGCGCGAGAATTGCGGATAGCGCGGTGACCACAGCGAAAATCGCCCAAGAAGCCAATACCTCACTCACATATTCGCTTGGGAGCAGTGTCACAGTGGGCTCAAACATGTCATTTGTAAATAAGGGCGTCGTTTCAATCGGAATACAGGTCAACATTGGTTCTTTGGGAGTTGCCTCTGGCGGTACGATTCTAACATTTACGAACGCAAACTTTTACCCATACGCGACAGTGCGCTCCGTGGCGACCGCTGTGGGGGGCAACGGCACGAGTATGCCAATCACCATCAGCGCGGGCGGCGTGGTGGCGAACGCCGCCGCGTCTACACTGCCGGTGGGATATTACCTTATATCTTGCTCTTATGCGAGAGCTTAATGAGAGGAGGACAATATGGAGAAAAGCGGATTTTTCAATTCATCCGATGGTGATAGGGTTTACGATGCAACGGACTTTGCGGCATATTTCGGAAGCCTTGTCTCCAATGGTATCTTTTATGCAACCGCGACAAACCTGCAGGTGTCACCCGAAACCGGCTTGGCGGTAAGTGTGGCAGCGGGAAGCGCGTGGATCAATGGCTACCGCTATGAAAATACGGATGCTCTGAACATGCTGCTGGTAACGGCAA